TCTTCTAGGACGTAACATGGCCCTATACCTTGATGGTCAGGCTCGTGACACACTAATGGCTGCTTCATCAGTAATCTACGGTGAAGATCGTTCAGGTCTATACTCATCAACTGCTAACGCAGCTGGTAACAACCTTTACGCATACGGCACAAACGGTACATCACGTGCTTCAATGACAGGTAACTTCAACCTTTCAACACGTACTGTTAAGGACGCAGTTGAGACACTTGCAACACGTAACATTCCTCGCCTTGGTGAGACTTACGTTGCGTTCGTTCACCCACACCAGAGCCGTAAGCTTCGTGACAACTCAGAGTTCATCGAAGTAACAAAGTACGCAGCTCCAGGTAACTTCATGCTAGGTGAAATTGGTCGTCTATACGACACAGTATTCATCGAAACAACTCAGATCGACAAGGTAACAAACGGTGCAGGTACTAACTACACCACTGATACTGCAGTTGCTCCAGAGTCAATCGTCTACCCAACTGGTGGTGGATACACAACTCCTGTTCGCAAGACAGGTAACGGTAACGCAGACCGCTACTCAGCTATCTTCATTGGAGATAACGCATTCGGTCACGCAATCTCTCTTCCAGTAGAACTCCGCGATGGTGGAATTCTAGACTTCGGTCGTGAGCACGCACTTGCTTGGTACGCAATCTACGGTCTAGGTCTGATCACAGATCAGTCTGTAGTTATCGCAGAAACCAACTAATTCAACACAGTGGCCTGGGGGGGCGCAAGCTCCCCCAGCTACTTTCAAACTAAACTACAAGGAGAACACAAATCGTGTCAAAAGCAAAAGTATCAGATGTCACAGGACGTCAAAGAGAAGAACAACTTAAGGCAGTGGCTGAGCAGCAAGCTGCGCGGGCAAACGAAATTTCTATGGCAACAAGAGTGCAAGAATATAAAGATGAGGTTGAAGTCACAGACCTCACAGAAAACCCAGGAAACCCAACTATCATTGACGAAGTTGAAAGCGTAGGGGTTTCTCTGGCAGATGACCAGGTTGTTATCCGTGTTGCGGAAACACTAGAGATGATGGCATTTGGTGCAGGTAATTACTATTCATTCCAAGCTGGTAAGAAGTACAAGGTTTCTAAGGATCTTGCTCGCCACCTTGAAGAAAAAGGTTACTTGTCAAATAGATTGTAAGAGGACCTAGTTTTCCTCTAAAGACCGCTCAACTCCGACAACCGCCCTCCTGTCGGAGTTGAGCCTTTTAACCTGACTAATTACGTATTCTATTAGATGATTAGCACATTACCTATATGGAGGATAAATGACTGCCTCAGTACAACAGCTCTCAGATAGACTAAGAGCAGAGATTGGCGATACAGCCAGAGCGTTTACTGACTCCTTTACCGGTGATGGAACAACTGTACGCTTTCAGCTTACAACATATCCTGTTCAGGGCTACACACTTGTTATCACAGTAAACGGTGTGGACAAGTCCTCATTTGTAACAGTAGAAGAAGGCACCGGAATAATTACCTTTGCCTCTACACAGATCCCAGCCAACGCATCTATCATCAGAGTAGTCGGCCAGTCTTACAGATACTTTACAGACTCAGAGATCTCATACTATATCAACACAGCTTTTTTTCAGCATGCAAGCCACACCACAGATCCTAACGGCTCACGTGTAAGCCAAGTGGCTCTGCTTCCAACTATTGATGAATACCCTTTAGTTCTTTTAGCTTCAACTATGGCTCTGTACACATTAGCTACAGATTCAGCTTTTGATATTGACATCATCTCACCTGATGGCGTATCTATCCCGCGTTCAGAACGTTTCCGTCAACTCAATGAGATGGTAGAGATTCGTAAGAATCAATACAAAGAGCTTTGTACTATGCTGGGTGTTGGTATGTACCGCATTGAAGTTGCGAGCCTACGTCGTATCAGCCGTCGTACAAACAAGTACGTACCGATCTATCGTCCACAGGAGATTGATGATTGGTCTTTGCCAGACAGAGTTACACTTCCTATGCCGGACTACGGGGATATCACACCTCCTACTCCAGTGCTTACACGAGATATCTCAATGTACTCTGGAGACGACTTCACCATGAGGTACCAGTTTGGGTTTGATCTTACCACTTATACTCCTAAGGGACAGATTCGTCTGTATACCCAGGGAGATTTTGCACAGGTTGGTCCGGTCCTGCTTGCAGACTTTACTATAACAAAGTACTCTGTAAACAACAACAGTGTTCTAGACGGTCTGGTTATATCTCTTCCTGGAACAACCACAGAAGATTTACCAAAGACATGCTATTATGATATTCAAATGACTGGTTCTGACGGCAAGGTTAAAACATATGCCACAGGTAAGGTCTTTACTCAGAAGCAGGTGACAATTTGAGCCCGATTTGGCAGCCTAACCCACCCTATGGCCTAGAGATACCAGACATCACCACTATCGTAAATTCTCCTGACGTTGTTCTTTCTGACCCAAGTCTAGAACTTCAACAGTTAGGTTTCATCTATACTCAAAATACACCGTCTGCTACATGGACCATTTCTCATAATTTGACCTTTCACCCCAATGTTACTGTAGTAGACTCTGGTGGTAGTATTGTTGAAGGCGAGATTTCTTACCCAAACCCTGCTACAGTACTGCTGACGTTTGCGGCTGCTTTTAGTGGAAACGCATACCTGTCCTAAGGAGACATAAAAAATGGCACGTAAATTTTTAACGCCCATAGATTTAGGCAAGAATGAGCTTCAGAATGCTCGCATTCAGAACTTAGCTGCCGACCCATCATCCCCTGTTGCAGGTCAAGTTTACTACAACACAGTTGCTAACGAAATGCGTATCTATAACGGTACAGCGTTCGAAGCTATTGGTCTAAACGGTGTAACAGCAGATGCTGCAGAACTTAACATACTTGATGGCGCAACTCTTACTACTACAGAGCTTAACTATGTAGATGGTGTCACCTCTGGAATTCAAGGACAGCTTGATCTTAAGGCGCCTTTAGCAAATCCTACTTTTACCGGCACAGTAAACCTTAACACTGGTGTCACCGTTGTTTTTGAAGGTGCCACAGCTAACGATTTTGAAACAACTCTTTCTGTAGTAGACCCAACCGCAGACCGCGCAATTGCCCTACCAGATGCTAGCGGTACTGCCGCCCTTGTAGAGAATAAACTTCATGACTTTGCTCTTGCAACTGCTTCTGTTGACCTTAACAACCAGAAGATTACAAACCTTACAGACCCAGCTAACCCACAAGATGCAGCTAACAAGCGCTATGTAGACGCAGCAGTTGTAGGTATTGACTGGAAGCCTTCAGTACGTGCAGCAACTACTGCAGCCATTACATTAGCTACAGGATTAGAAAACGGCGATACTCTTGATGGAGTAACTCTTGCTACAGGCAACCGCGTTCTTGTAAAAGATCAGGCAAATGCCACAGAAAACGGTATCTATGTAGTGGCCGTATCTGGTGCTCCTACACGATCAACTGATGCAGATACAGCTGCAGAGATTACAGCTTCTTTTGCAGTATTTGTTGAAGAAGGAACTGCAAACGCTGACTCAGGTTGGACACTTACAAATAACGGTTCCGTAACAATTGGAACTACAGAACTAACATTTACACAGTTTACTGGCCTAGGTCAGATTACAGCAGGTAACGGTTTAACTAAGACAGCTAACACACTGGATGTTGTTGGAGGCTTAGGCATTGTTGCTAACGCTAATGACGTTGCAATTGATACTGCAGTAGTTGTTCGTAAGTATGCAGTGGCTATTGGTGATGGATCAGCTACTTCAATCACTGTTACACACAACTTAAATACTCGTGATGTAACTGTCGGTGTTTACTCATCTACATCTACTTACGACGAAGTTGAGTGCGATATTCAGCACACCACAGTCAACACAGTCACTCTTCTATTCTCAGTAGCCCCTACCGCAGGACAGTATCGCGCAGTAGTCCACGGATAACACATGAGCAGAAAAAGCCTTGTTCCGTTAAACGTACTAGCCTCAGCAACTGTTCCAACAATACCAACGCTTCGTGCTGGTGACGTTTACTTTAACACTACTGACAATACCCTATATAGCTATTCAGGTTCCGGCTGGGTTGCTGCCGGAGGATCCAGCACTACTGTTCTGTATGGAACTTTTGCAACTCGTCCGGCTGCTGGTAGTGCGGGTCGCGTATATGTAGCAACAGACACATATAGCCTTCTAGGCAATCTTGGTCATCTCTACTTAGATAATGGAACTACTTGGGAAAAGGTAGGACTTCTTCCTCAAGACATCTACGACTCTATTAACGGTGCGGTTGGATACGCACTTGGAATAGATGCTGCAAACCATACAGCAGCTCTTGCCTACACAGATACAAAGATTGCTAACGAAGTACTTGACCGTAACGTTAACATCGCTAATGCTAAGAACGAAGCTGTTGGTATTGCACAGACTTACACCGATGCACGTGAGACAGCGATTACAACTGCGTATCAAGCATACGCAGA